CGTGCCGGTCGCGGCCGAGGCGATGAAGGCGCCAGCAACGGTTGCGGAGGCGTTGATCGTGAAAGCGATCTGGGAGCCCGCGAGCGAGCCCGCAGAAGCCGTGCCGAAGGTGATCGCGGGCCTGTTCCCCGCATACGGGGTCACTTCAGACCAGCCAGCGTGCGAGGCGAGCGTATCGCCCGCCGCAGCAGACCCCGTTCCCTTCAGCCCGAGGTACCAGGTCGTGATCTGCGTCGCCGCGTCGAAGTAGACGCTCAGGATCGAGTTCTTCCCCCCGGTCGTGACCAGGTTGCGAAACTCTTCGACCCATTTGACCTTCCCATCGGCGTCGACGCACTCGATCTTGAAGCCGAAGTGTGGCGCTTCCATCGCCTCTACGAAGCCCGGATTCATGACCAGTCCCGCTTGCAGCCCCATTCCCAGTTCAGTCTTTGCCTTCATTTTCCTCTCCGTTTTCCAGTTCGATCTCTTCCCGAACACTGACCGGCTCGCCTCGCTCATCCTCGATGATAGTCTTCTTCCTCGGTGCCGCCACTACCCGCGCAAGATGCTGCACCGCCGCCAGCATCGCCATCTGCCCTTGCTGCAGTTGCTGCAGCCCCTCTTGCATCTGCGCCATCGCCTGCATTTGCTGCTGCAGGCCCTGCTGGAGGGCCGGGTCCGGCTGCGCCTTCTGCTCGACCGTCGCCAGGGCTTTGTCGATTGCCTGCGTGACCCCTTGCTGCATCTGTTGCAGCCGGGCTGCCGCCTCTTTGAACTTCGACTCGATCCCCTTCTCCGCCATCTGCATGTCCTTCGATCGGAGCTTGCCGCCGAAGTCTGCGATTAGCTCATTCTCTCGCACTTTGCCCTCCACCCGCGCCCCGGACACCTGCGAGCGCAGGTCCTCGATCTGAATCGACTGGCGGGCCGTCTGTGCCTTCTCGTCGAGGAGCTGTCCTTGCAGTTGCGCGAGCTGGCGCAGAAACTTCGATTCCTGCGCTTCGAGCAGGGGTTTCGGGTCATTCTCCTGGGCCGGCTGCGGAGGCTGCATCGTCTCCAGCTCCGCTTCCAGCCGCCGCCCGAAGCGGAACCGCTTCGTCGTCTCCAGGATGAGGACCTTCGCCACTTCCGGCTGGAGCATCTTCTCCTCGACGAGTGGCTTGAGGCCGGCCATCATCTGACCGAAGGCGTTCATGAACTCCGCAATGGCCTCTTTATCCTCCGTCGCCTCCAGGTCCACTGTCGAGTTCGTCTCGATATCGACCCGATAGGTGCGCTGGAGCTGGTCTCGCAGAATCTGAATGAGCTGCGGCCAGGCCGGGACGGCCGGCTGTCCGGGCGCAACTGGCTGTGGTTTGAAGGGAAGCGGAAAGCGCGTAATGGCGTAGAACGATCCTGGAGTGAACCGTTCCGCCGCGATTTCCAGCGCGATTCGAAGGAGGGAACGGCAGAACTGCGCGACGGCAGCCTGGGCCCGCTTGAGCCGCACCCCGCTCCACTTGTCCTTGATCTGCTGCGCGCTCGCGGTCTCCCCGGCAGCCGTCGAGCCCCTCTGAATATCCGCGATCCCCATCTTCTCGAAGATCGCTTGCTTGATATTCCCCTGCGCGACGTAGAGTTGCTGGGCCACCTTCACCAGCATTTCGATCGGCATGAACCAGACGTTGCCCTCTAGCCCGCCTTTCTCCAAAAAGAGCGCGCTGGCATTCTCCGCCGGGAGCAGTGCATTCTCGTTCTCGTCCCCGAGCACCTTTTCGAACTCAGCGATCTGAGCGTTGAAGACCCCGCGGACTCGAATTGCGCGCACGACCCTGGCGAGTCGGCGCGTCACGTCATCCAGATCCTCAGCGAGAGTCCGGTACATCTCGTAAGGCGGCGTCGGGATCAGGTCCGCCGTTTTCGTGACGAAATGGAGGGGCTTCGGGCAGGGGAACCGCGCCGACAGGGCGCAGGGATAGGGTTCCTGGAGGACGAGCGCCTCCCTGAATGCGTCTGAGACGAAATAGACCTGCTGCTCGGTAGCGTCGTGCATCTCCCAGACCAGAAGGGTCGGCCCATACTGCTTCCGATTCTCGTCCGTTTCCGAGTCCTGCTCATCGGTATTCTCGGGCCAGCGGTACTCGGAGTAGGCCGCGGACTTCACAAAGGCAGGAAACGTCTTCTCGAAGTGTTCCCTGGTCATGTCATGGCCGAAGGCAACCCAGGGCACTTGCTCCCACTTCCGCGCGTAGCCCCACAGAAAGCGGTCCCAGGGCACTTGCTCCCAGCAAATACTCTGGTACCCACCCTCCTCCTTGTACCGCACCCGGACCTGCCCGAGGCCGGGCACCAGGGAATCGAAAACCGCCGCTTGGACTGCTGTGTGGAAGTCCTCATACCCCTCATCATTCGTATCGAGGAAGTATTCGAGGGTTCGCTGACTGACCTCCATCACCGCCGTGTCGAGCATCCGTTCGTTCGGGTCACGGGCAGTGTAACGGCGCGTGACTTCCGGGCGCGGTGGCCGGTTGTACAGGGCCGGGAGCAGCGTTTCTGTGTTCGAGTAGAGGATGTTGTAGGGCGAAGTCCGCCCCTTCTCTCCGGCGTAGACCTCACGCACGTCAGCAGCCGTCTTCAGCCACTCTTTCTGGAGGGTCTTGAGGCGCCCTTCGATCTGCTTGAGGGCCTGCTCTGCGGTCTTCGCCATTCTACCTCTGCTCTTCCCGCAGTCTGCGGGCCCGGTTCATCGCAAGGACGTCGTTGAAGGTATACTGTCCAGGGAGTTTCGCGAGGGCCGGGCCCGGCTTCGGTAGGCTCGGATCATCCCTCGTCCAGGGCCGAGCCATACAAGCATACCGAGTCTCGTCTGCCGCGTGATCCTCACCGTCGGTATCCAGATCCTCTGCATCACGTTCGTCATGCTGGAGGAGCGGGATGGTCCGCACGGTGTCCTGGCAAGTCTCCACTATATATAGCATGGGCTGGTCATTGACACCTACGAGACGGCGACGCACTTGCTGCCAGCCCGGAACCCGTTTGTTGTCAGCGCGTTGCCAGAGCACGCCATGACGGAGCATTTCCTCTGCGATCGAGGGCCCACCGTCCCGAGTGAAGATTGAGGGGTCGGCTACGCCGTAAGTCGGCTTCGTCCCGACCAGTTCCATGATCCGCTTTTCCTGCGACACGATCCCCTCGGCGACCAGCCCCGCGTCCAGGCGGAGACCAACATTCGGCCGACCATCCGAGCCGTACCATTCCCAAAACTTCACTATCGCGCCTCGCGGCAACCCCCAGGAACCGTCCGACACCACGTACCAGCCGACAGAAAAGGGCTTCGCATAGCCCCAGTCGAAGGCGCGGAAGCAGAGGGAGTAGGGGGGAATCTGGGACAGCCAGGACGCCGCGAGCACATGACGCAGGGGATCGAACTCCGCGAAGAACGCGCCGTCGATGATATCCCACTTGCCGAGGAGCCAGGCCTCGACGAGTTGCTTTCCACCCGTCTGCTGCAGCTTCGCAACATAGAGCGGATCGCTATCCATGAGGAGCTTGTTGTCCTTCAGCTTCGACGGGATGAAGACCCGGTCGAGACTGACTGTAGTGCCAGTGAAAGGGTTGACAAAGTCCTCAGTCAGGATTTTGTATCCGGCGGGGGCTGGGTCGATATATCGCTTTTTGACCCAGGCATGGCCGGGTCCCCCGGGGTTTCCTGTGAGCCGCATCCCGGTCGGAACCCCTTTGGTAGACCGGAGAGTAGCCTTGAGTTTAGCAATCGGAGTGGGAGTGGGGAAGTTAGTAGCTTCCTCAATGTAGACCCGCGTATAGTTGTGACCTTGATATTCTTGGGCATCGGAGTCCCGTTCCAGGTAGCGAAAGAGCAGGCGCGCGCCGCCCGGCATCGTCCAGGTCGCCTTCTCCCCGTTCCACTTCGCCCCGAGCTTGCCATAGAGCTGATGCGAGCGTGCGATGACCTCAGAGAGCTGCTTGAACGTGCGGCGGAAGAAGACTCCGGTTGCGGCTTCCCCGTAGGTTCCGGAGTGAGCCATCCAGTCGCCGAGGGAGCCGTCCGTCTTCCCGCCGCCGCGGGCACCGCCGTAGAAGACTTCGAAGACGGGGCAGGCGACGAGAGCTTCCTGCGGGCCCGGCTGCGCCCGCCAAACCTCAATAGTCTCGTCAGTCACGCGAGGGCGCCGGGAGGCTCGTCAAGTCCTGGGTGAGCAGGGCCGCGCCATCCGGACCAGCGGCGTAGATCTGGGCCCAGGCCTGCGCGTTCGGGGCCGTGGGTGGGACTACTGCGATGAAGTTCTGCACCGGGGCCTGGTCCTTCCGCGCTCCGTAGCCGAGGGCTCGGGTAGACAGCTCCGCCGCCCCGAGAACCAGCTTCTCCGACGGGTTCATCCCATCGCCGAGCTTTTCGAGGAGTCTCTGAATACTCAGATCCGCGAGGGCGTTGAGCCGGTCCTCGACCTTCGCCGTCAGGAGGGGATCGACAAGCTCCCCCTTCCGCTCCGCGAGCTTCTCCCGGAAGGCATCCGTCCGCATCACGATCCGCACCCCTTCGACCGTGTAGCCGAAGAGCACCGCGAGCTGCGCGGGCGTCGTCGCCGGCTCTGCAATCAGCACATCGACCATCGCCTCGTGCACTGGCTTGGTCCCCTTCTTCAGCTCCGGCTTCGCCATCTCACTCTCCGCTTCTCGGGCCCGGGCGCAGTCTACCCCCGCCTGCCCCGCCGGGGCAAGTGGAGGGGAGTGAACTGAGGTGGGGTCCGAAGGGTCCGAGCCTACAGATGGTACTCCCAAGCCTACAGATGGTACTCCCAGTCAAGGTCAATGTCACGAGGAGTCCCACGCGGCCAGGCACCCCCCGGCAAGCGTTTTTCACCAAGTGGAACGACGCGCCGCTGACGTTGGTGTCAGCGGACCGGGTATCGGCTGACGAGGCCGTCAGGCTGACCAGGCCGTCAGGGTTTGTTGCCACGCAGCCGAAATGAGATTGCGACTCATTCTCAGCGACGGACGAAAAAAGACCCCGCGTCGTGCGGGGTCTTCGTTGACGCGGAGCCTAGAACCCGGCCAGCAATTCGTCGGCGTCCGGCGTGTCCGGCGCATTGGCTTCAAGCCATGCGGCAATCTCAGCTTGCCGCGCGATGGCCGACCGTTGCGCGCTGGTGAGCCCGATCCACTTCTCCCTGTTCACCTCGGAGTCGGCCGTCCCGCGGACCGCGACCACTGCGGCCCATACGTCAGCATCCGGGAATCGCGCCACGCGCTGACCCCATGTGCCCTTCGTAAGGGTTTCAGCCCGGTCACGCATCGCGCTGACCGGGTTCGTCGCGCCGGCTGCGCCATCGGCGATGATTTGCTTGCACCCGTAGGCGAAAACCGCATCCCGGACGGCTGCCGCGACCGTGCGGCAATCGAATTGGAACAACGTCACGCCGCTGGCCCGGTTCGTCCAGGTGAGCGTTTGACCGGTGAGGGTAACTTTCATCTTCGTCTTCGTGTCGGTGCCCATGGTGGCATCCTCCGGTTACGTCGGCACATCGCCGACACAACCAGTCTACCACAATGGCGGCGTTGTGCACGTCGGTGGCTGGAAATTTTGTAACGGTTTGTAACAGCGCCACGGGCCGAAACCTGACGGACGGCTGACGGACCGGACCAGCGGGCCGGGCAATCGCCTGGAGCCCGGAGCGCACCCGGAGTATGGGAGAGTTAGACTGATATGACTCTCCCCAATGCCAGACCAGGCGAGGAGCAGCTAGAGTGTGCTGGCGGGGGTAGGCGGGGGAATTCTATTCACACGCTATGCAACCGTCCTGAGACACCCTTACCCCTAGCACTCCGGCCGACCCCCCCTCTCCCTCTCACTCTCCCCAATGACCCCAGCTCCTCCCCTCCTCTCAGCTATCAAAAAAAAATTCTGACAGACTGGACAGGATGGCCGCCCATTGGGGAGAGTGAGGAAGGCGAGACGGGGGGTCCCCTAACTCGCTAGGGGTAAGGCGGAGTCAGAGCGGTTGCATAGAGGGGGAATAGAATTTCACCCATGCACGCCACCGGCACCCGCCTACC